ATGACGAGAAGTCGCTAACTGTTCAACGGCGTGGCACCCATCAATCGTTTTAGGTTGGAGTCCTTCAGCCCGTAAACGCTTATAGGCAGGCATATCTTTAGACCAGTTCTTTTCACGCTGGTTAATATGCGCCACCGATTCACCCCTGGTGGTCGTGGAGTTAGACCCCATCTGGACACCGGCTACACGGCAAGCAAAGCAACCATCAACATCAAGGTTCGGATGTGTTTCCCTATGCTTCACGAAATGAACGCTCCATAACCAGCAGCCACAAGATCGGCTTGTTCTTGACCTGACACGGTATGCACATGACCACCATGATATGTATAAGAAATCAAACTATGGTCAGACGGTTCAGTTTCCTGAAACGACCCATCAGTCATTTTGAACACGTTCCGTCCACGACGACCAGGGCGAAGATGGGCAAAAATCCCTCTCTCCTCTGGTTCAGACCAATACACAAGATTGTCTGTTGGGGTAATAAATGTTGCCATATCTAGATAATAACAAAAGCCCCCGCCTTTCGGCAGGGGCTTCGTTAATTCCTTGTCGGAAATGATTAGGCGTTTGTACCAATGCTTGAAGCTGATTCGATACGACGCAGTGCTTCCTGACGGAATACTGAGTAACCAACGAAATGCTTCCAACCAACTGGACGGAAACGCTTCAGAAGGTCTGTAACTGTTCCGTACACGATTGTTGGCTGTGAACCGTACTCTCCACCCATAGAAACAGCCTTGGCAAGAGCCTGCTGTCCCATGATGAGGGTACCGTAAACGTCAATGGTTCCTGATGCACCGGAGTTGTCTGATGCGTTTGCGAACAGAGGCGCACGTGACGACTCCATGAAGCGTACGCCTTCAAACATACCAATTTCACCGTTGTAAAGAGGCATTGCGTTGGTGTACTTGTATGAGTCACGCCAACCAGAAGCATCTGTAATACCACGAAGGTCGTACGAAACGTCTGGGTGAATGAAACCGACATAGTTGCCACCGATTGTTGGAACATTCGCTCCACGCAATTGAGCCACTGCACGACGGATATCGTTAGCGGTAAGGGTGTCATCAGTGTTGATGGTTGTACGGCTAGATGGGTCTGTTGCACCACCTGTTGCGTAAATCACGTTTGATCCAGCCTGGATTGCGGTACGAGCGATGGTGTCAATTGACAAGCCAGCGTTGTAACCAACAGCCTGAGCTGCTACTGGGTCCACAGGGAGGAACGATGATGCACGGAGTTTAGCGGTGGTAACAGTTGCGTTACCGTATTCTTCAAGGGTTACTGTGACCTGGCTATCGCTCATGGCGACAGGGGTTACATCCTCAGCTTCACCGAGTGGCGTTGTAGCCGCTGCGAGGTCTGCGAATACGGTGAACTTCACTGAAGCACCTGGGTTTGTAGCGTTTGTAGCTTGAACAGATGCGAACTGGTCAAAATACATTTCTGGACGAAGGGCAAAATATGCCAACTTCTCAAAAGCTACCTGGTCTGTAGTCAGGTTTGCGGTACCTGTCTCTGCTGCGTAATAATCAGCCATTTGGATTTTTCCTTAATTGTTGGGTGGTTTACCCAAGGTCAATACCTTGGGCTTGCGCCTCAGCAAAAATATCGTAAATCTCTTGTTCAGATGATGCTTCACTAATACGTTTATTCCACGACGGTGGAGGAGGGGCTGACTCGCTACCGGCTGCAATCTTGTTGGACTGCTTCCATGCTTGCTTGTCTGCATCTTCCGACGCTAGGGGTGTAATTAGTTGTGCTTCAACGGCGGCTTCACGGATTGCTTCTGGGGTTAAATCACCGTCGTAACCTTTAACGAAATACTTGGCTTGCGGTGAAGCGGGATCAATTCCTGCTTTAACGAAAGCTAGTTCTCGTTGGGTTGCTGAGAATTCCGCAACTTGTTTGCGTAGCTCTCTGGCTTCTTTTTCCAACTGCTTCATCCTTGCCCGTACAGGATTCTGTGTGGGTTCGGTTTCCGTTTGGTCGTCGAATTCTGAATCGAAATCTTCGTATTCTGACATATGGCACTCTCCTTGGTCCACATTGCACTGGAGGGTTGCAATGGCTACTTAGTTTTTACACCCCATATTTACGCTGCTGACTAGGGGGGCTGTCAGTAGGTCTTCCCGTCGGGATCAGACTTAAACTAACACAGTTAAATAGTGTTGTGCTACTGCCCTACGGTGCCGAGTGCTGATGCGCCTTGTGTCGTTGCGAATCCACCACCGGTTTCAAAAGCGGCTTGGCGTGAACGACGGCGAGCTGCAATTGCTTTACGTGCTTCAGCGTTGGTGCCGAAGGTTCCAGCAATTTGCTGTTCTTGGGTGATGGCTTGTTCACCTTGCAGTGGATTAAACAGTTCTTGCTGTGCGCCGATATCAGCAAAACCTTTTTGAGCTTCTGCGGTGCTGACACCACTTGTTTGGATTGATTCAGCTTGGGCAGCAGAAAGACCGATACCTGCCTGTGTCTGTGCCTGCGCACCAATCTGTGCAGCGGCTGTACGACGAAGAAGGTCTTGACCTGTGAGGCGTTTACCAATGGCATCTACTGCTTGGGTTGGGTCAAGGAAATAAGCGGCTAGGTCGCCATCACCAAGACCATAAAGCCTTCTTAGTTCAGAAACAATAACGGGGTCGGCTTGCTTGACTACTACATAGGCAGCCTTGGCACGATCTTGTAGTTCTTGGCGGGATGTTTCTCCGCTGATTAATTTAGCGATGGCATCAGGGGTGTCGTAAAACCCTGGTGGGAATCCTGCATCTCGAAGGTCATTTTTGAATTCTTCTTCTCGTGTGATGTAACTACTGTATGACAGTTCGGCTTTTCCTGCGTCACGGAGTTCTTTGTTTCCAGCAAAACGGGCATCAAAAATTGTTTGAATTGTAGGGTCTTGGGAAACATAATAAGAAATTGTTTCTTCAGTCAAAATGGTTGTTGGGTCAGAAACTTTCCCATCAAAGAAAGCAAAGACGGCGGCAGTCTGGGTGGGGTTCAACCTGAACTTTGAGATGACCCCTTTAAGTAGATCTGATGCAGCCATTACAGTGTTCCTCCGAAGATTTTATTAAGAGTAGAAGCAGCACTAGAATACTCTTGATAGGCGTTCTGTGTGTTTTGCCATTCAGGACGTTTCCGTAAGAACGCTGTCCATTCGGTTGCGTTCATCATCCTTTTATTCTTTTCATCGCCGGCATTAAACAGGTTGGAATAAGCTGGGCTTGTCAGGTCAACACTTCCTTCGTCTACTTCCAACACTTTGGAATAGAGAGTTCTGTAAGGAGATGTGATCGAGTCAAATGTTTCTGTTTTCAAACGCTCACCAATAGTCGGATACAAGGTTTGAGCCGATGACCGCATCGTTTCATTGAACTGTTCTTTAGTTTTAGCGTTGGTAGCAATCTCATTAACCCAAGAATTGATTGTGGTTTCTGTTGGGTCAACCCCAAATTGCTGTGCCAAGGTACGCAGGGTCGATGCCGTGACAGTGGACACTGGAGCTGGAGTTGCTCCTGGCGTTGTTGCTGGGGTTGGTTGTAGACGGATTGCTTCAGAGGCAGAACTAGAATCCCATTCTTCAGCAGTCCAACCGTTACGAGTACCTTTTTCAGCAATGGATTTAATTGATGTGTCATCAAGAGAAATTCCTTTAGCAGCCAAAACCCTACGAACCAGAGGAACAGATGCTTCCACTTTCTTTTGAAGTTCTACAGGATCAGTAGCTTTTTGAACGTCGTAAGTTTCCTGTGACTGGGTACGGCTGGTAGCCCACTCGGTATTATCAATAGCCCTAAGCAGGGTGTCTGAATCCCACTGGTTAACAAACGCATCATCAAAAATAGTTTTAAGTTCAGGGATGTTGTACAGGTTCGCTGTCGAACCATAGATTTTTTTTGATTCTTCAAAGACTGCTCCGGACAAAACCATTGCTGTCCGTTTTGCTTTACCTCGGTAGTTTTCAACGGCAGCTAAACGACCAGCGGCTTTAGCCCCTTTTGGTTCAAGTTCTCCGTTGTCGGTCAGGTATGCCTTGATAGATGTGTATTTGGTTCCAAGCCTTTTGTTTGTCTCGGCAAGGAAAGCTTTGTCTTGTGCGGTAGCCATTAGAGGTTGTACTTCTTTTCAATCGCTGTCAGGTATGAACCGAACTGTCGGGCATTGGTATCTTCAGGGAACATTTCTTCTAGTTTGTTTTGTGTGAATGTTTCCACTTGTGGTGGTTGAACAATTTCAGCTGCGGTGTTTTGTCCTGATGTTCTTTCAAGTTCACGGTACAAATTTGACAGTCTGTTTAGGTCGCCTTCGCCTAGTTTGCGTCCAAGGGTTTGCTGTGAAACTTTGTTCATTATTGCTTTAACATCTGCGTCGTTAGATACACGGTATTGGTTTAGTTGACCACCACGGGCAGAAGCACCTGTTGTTGCTAAGCGAGTAATTGTTGTTTCGAAATCTTCTCCATACCCATTAGCTGTGACAAGAAGGCTTTTGTATGCTGAGGTTGTTTTTGAATCAACTACGCCAGGTGCATAACCTTTGCCGAGTTTACCTACGTTGTACATAGCGTTTTGTAAGTTAGACAATTCCTCAACCGATAGACTGTACAGTGCATCTTCGTCGCCTGTAAAGTATTTAGGTTCAGCCAGTTTCCCTGTTACTGGTGACTTGTATTTGTATCCTTCGTACTTAACAAGTGCGCCACTACTGTTGTACATCCGACGACCAGAAACACCCAAAGCATATTGCCCGCCATCGGCAGACAAAGTAGCTGGGTTAAGCAAAGTGGGTGCGATTGACGACGGGACATCGTTTTGTGTGGGGATGGTAGTGGTTGTAGCACCAGATCTAGGAACCGTAGTGGTTGTCACACCAGGTCTAGGAACCGTTGGCTGCGTTGGCGGGGTGGTCGTCGTCGTTGTCGGTGGTGCCATTGGGTTAGGTGCCATTGTTATTCCTTTTAATCTTCTACTTCTACAGAAATAAATTCACGAGACAGAACATTCTGCCACAAGTTCACAAACTGAGGATACTTTTCAGCAAGACGTTCACCCTCATCCCACAAAGCCTGGCGCAAAACAACAGCCCCACGGATTTTGGAAGCAGATGACCAGTTGTCTTCTGTTACCTGCGGAAAGTTACCGACTGTATATGCCACGTTCGCATCACGATATTTGAAATATTCAGTGGCTGCCTTAACCGCATCGTTATCCTGAACGGAAGGTTCTGCAATAAATTTACGGGCTTCAATCAACTGGATACGACGGTTGCGTTGAGAAGAAGTAGCTGCTGCTGCTCGATCCCAGTTAGGGTAAGCGGCTTGGACTGCTTTGGTCTGTATCTTTTTTTGTTCTTTAATTTTAAGATTAGCTAAAGTCCCAAACATGTCGTCAGGAGAAATGCTATCCATAACTTCCCTCATGTTTCTGTTGAACACAAAGTTGGCAATAGCGGATTCAAGGTTAATAGCAAATTGTTTAGGGTCTTTGTATTTGACATCGCCAGCAAGTTTTTGGATATTCCAAACATCAGGATCCAGCTCGCTTGATTTAGGACTAAAATAGCCACCAACATTTTGGTATTTATCAACAACATCTTTGTTAATCCGGTACCAGTCGTAGTATTCCTTGGTCGATGAAGAACCAACAACACTTCTATCTGTAATGGGTTGCATGAAAGCAACAAAGTTTTCGTTGCCAAATTCTTGTACAAGCATTTCAAGTTTGTCTTGATAGTCAAGTCCGTTCTTGTCACCCATTTTGTCAATCTGATTCCAGCGTTGGGCGATGACACTGATAAGTACATTCCCTTTTCGGCTCTTGGCTGTCCACTGGGCTATAGGCGCACCAGGTAGAAACAATCCAGCCCACCCGATAAGACCGTAAATTTTAGTTCCTAGTTCTTTACCGTCGGCTTCCCATTGTTCACGGGAGTCATAACCAGTAGGTCCTTGTTGCCCAGGCGTTGCAGGGTCATAGTCTTTTGTTGCTGAAGCAACTTGCAAAGCACGGATAACTGACTGTGCTGCTTTTTGTCTGTCTTCTACTTTAGAAAACAATTCCAAACCATTTGATCCAAGAATTCTCATTACTTGTTCTGATGCACCAGGAATAATAAACTGTGCAATATCTGGACTGGACAAATCAGGGATGCCGTAAGGGGCAATGAGGTCACGTATCTTGTCAAAGTCTGAAGAGTCTGGAAGCATTTTAATTAACGGAAAC